AAAGGCAAGGCTATAACCAATAGCCTCAAGATTAAGAAAAACCGGTTTCTAGGCAGGCAAGACAGGACTTTCCTTTTATCATTCGACGAGACAAGTAAGCGGTATTTTGTGGCCGGTAATGGTAGTCCTGACTGGAAATATAGTTGGGTGAAAGCCATTGGGCAGAAGTCAAGCCAGGAAGAGTTTAGCGCGTGGGAAAAGCTTGGGAAGGAGGTAGCCTTAGACGAAGACGGGTTACATTTTAGCGATTAGCCCTTGGCAGGCATTAGCCAAGATTTATAAGCGACACGGCAGGAAGATCATGATACGCACTTGGCCGTGTTTTTTGTTTATTTGGAAGTATGAAATCGACTACCCCGACTAGCAGGCAAGACCTGCTTTTTTGATGAGAGAAGGTGAAAAACTGAACACGATCAAACTAGGCTCGTTATTCGATGGAATAGCGGGCTTTCCTTTATCAGCATCAGAAGTTGGCATTATTCCTGTTTGGGCAAGCGAAATCGAACCATTCCCCATCAAAGTATCCCAACATCACTTCCCTTTTATGAAGCACCTGGGGGACATTACAAAGATAAACGGAGCAGAGATTGAACCCGTCGATGTAATCACCTTTGGAAGTCCATGCCAGGATTTGAGCGTAGCCGGGAAACGAGAAGGTTTAGATGGTGAGCGTTCGGGTTTATTCTTAGAAGCCATACGAATTGTGAGGGAAATGCAAGACTCAACCGGAGGCGAATACCCCCGGTTTCTTATTTGGGAGAACGTGCCAGGGGCTTTTAGTAGTAATCAGGGAGCCGACATACAAGTAGTTTTGGATGAATTTGAAAAGCTAGGTTTCGTGGTAGACATGAATGTGTTAGATGCTCAATTTATGGGTGTTCCGCAAAGAAGGAGAAGGATTTTTGCATTATGTGTAAGCGCAAGTTATATTCGCCAGATGAAGACTCCTATATCATTCGGAATTATTACACAACTACTGACAGAAGTATTGCTTTGCATCTTGAGCGAACAATTAAATCTGTACGAAGAAGGGCCAAAAAACTCGGTTTGGAAGCAAAGAAAACTAACCGTAGATGGACTCCAGAAGAAGATGAAATTATTCTCAACAGAGGCGAAAAGGGACTTCGAGATATTGCTCACCAGTTGGATAGACATATGTCGGACATATCTCAACGAGCAATCACTATTGGGAAACCGTTCAGAGAAATCAAGTATCACAACAAAAGCGGATATCTCCAAAAGCGAATCCCTGATGGGAATGGAAAACGAAGAACTATTTGGCGACACATTGAAGTCGTGGAAGCAATTATTGGACGTTCTTTATTGCCAGGGGAACTCGTGCATCACATTGACTGCGACAAGCGAAATAATGAACCAGATAATTTATGGTTGTGCCATTCTGTTAGAAAACATGGCATTGCTCATCGCTCGCTTGAAAGATTGTTGCCAGAACTCATACGAAACGGCATTGTATATTTTGACCGCGAGGGAGGTGTGTATAAGTTATGCGAGAGAGAGACAGACAGGCTTCACGCTGTTTAGCGAATTGGAGCGGATTCCATGTTGGGATGATTATATCCGACTGCATACCCAAACAGGGCAGTTTTTTGAGCGATATTTTGGAGGCCGATGTGCCAGCGAAATACTTTTTAAGCCCGAAAGCCTGCGAGGGAATATTGCGGAGAGCAGAAAAGCGAGGCAAGAAGCTGCCGCCACAGTTGGAGATGGCATTGAGGAATCAAATTGTCTAACACCTTGGGATGTGCAGAGTCGAAGAATACATGACGTTAATGGCAAATGGCCGTCATTGTACGGTGGAGAAGGTGGAGGGCATGGATATGTTGCCCAATGCGTGACGACCGGGACCGGTCGTCGTTATGACCCTGAGACAGAAACACTAATCCCTGTAGCACTTTCTGGTGATAAGATCCGCACTCTCACCCATAGAGCAGATTCAAGCCCATGTGTTGACCGGGGACAAGATGTTGTGTTTATACCACAGTTATATGACATGACCCATGCAAACGATGTAATACGTCCAGTTCAGCCAGGTATTTCACCGACGCTAAATCATAGAATGGGGACCGGAGGAAACCAAGTGCCCATTTTGCCCTATCCCGACCCAGCAAATACTTTGCTTGCAAAAGCCAATATGTCCTTTCGAGGTGATTCGGATAATGTTGTCAGTCTTGGCTACCGCGTGCGCCGCCTAACACCTCTTGAGTGCGAAAGACTTCAGGGACTACCGGATGGGTGGACTGATATTCCGGGTTCAAGTGACACGGCAAGATATAAAGCCATTGGAAACGGCATGGCAAAGCCCTGTGTGGATTATGTAATGAGTGGCATAGCGGAAGTTTTGAAAGCAGGTGACACATGAGAACCCCCTGCCGCATTCACTACGCCAAGAAGAACACCGCACCCGATGCCAAATGGAGAGAATTACCCGGAACAGCAATAGCCATGGGTAGACACAAAGGCCCTAAAAATGTACTGGTTGAAACAAGCCTGGGGAGAGTGGTAGTACCCCGGGGCAATGTTAGATTTGAGAGGAAGTGACGTATGAGAGTAGATGAGATGCCTATTAGAAAAGATTATGTAGCAGGAGGATACCAATTCATCGAATGTTCCGCTTGTGGACTTCGGTTTAATGCCGGTAGGCCAGGAAATAGCGCAGGATTTAGATGGAGTAACGCTCTTAAGGCAGAATGGTGGGCTAAACACACAGGAGTTCCGCAAACAGAACACTGCCTTAAGTTATGCGAAGAAGATATACCGGGTTTATGCAAAAGCTTGGGAGGGGTAGAAGCATGATTCTGTCTATCGACCCAGGCCCCGTACAGAGTGCATTTGCCGTCCTAGACGAATACCTAAAGCCCATTGAGTTTGGAATCCTGCCGAACGATGAACTCTTGGACCGCCTGCATTGGGGCGAGTTTGAAGGTAAAAATGATTACTTTGCGATTGAGATGGTGGCTCATTACGGCAAAGGAATGCCTGCGGGGAAAGATGTTTTCGATACCTGTGTTTGGATAGGCCGGTTTTGGCAAGAAGCAGATTGCCCCTATAAGGAATTTATCTATCGCAAGCAAGAAACTTTAAACCTTTGCGGGAGTATGAGGGCAAAAGATGGTAATATCCGGCAGGCCCTAATTGACAGGTTTGCGCAGCATGATTTCAAAAACGGAAAAGGGACAGTAAAAAACAAGGACTGGTTTTATGGCGTCTCAAAGGACGTATGGGCGGCTATAGCGGTTGGGGTTACATACTATGACACGGTAATTATGAACAAAAAGAAGGTGACTCCATGACTCTCCAAGCCCTAATGAAAAAGCACTATCAGCGCGAGTATTGGCTAAAGAAAGCCAAAGCATACGGCATCCCAACCGAAGGCCGCGAGGTTGAAGCGGCGAGAGAGGCAGAGCGAATGTACAGGAAGGAATATCGGGCGAGGAAGAAGGTGGGAGGTTGAACTACCAAGAGTTCCTTGATTCAAAACGAATAATACATCGAAGTAGTGGGCTTGATATTCCAAGAGAAGAATTGAACCCGTTTTTATTTGACTTTCAAAAAGATTTAACCTGGTGGAGCCTAAAGAAGGGCAAGGCCGCATTGTTTACTGCAACGGGAACCGGAAAAACTAGGATGCAGGTAGCGTGGTCCGATAAAATCCACGAACACACAGGCGAAGATGTTCTAATCCTTGCGCCCCTTGCCGTGTCCATGCAAACAGTGAGGGAAGCAGCTAATATTGGAATAAGTGTTCATCCCTGCCGAACCCAAGATGATGTTAAGCCCGGGATTAACATAACAAACTACGAGATGTTGCAGCACTTTAAACCGGAGAAATTCGGCGGCGTAGTCATAGACGAATCCAGTATCTTAAAATCATTCGATGGCAAACTACGGCAACAAATTACAGATGCTTTCAGTGATACCCCGTTTAAGCTATCCGCAACCGCCACGCCATCTCCGAACGATTATATGGAACTGGGAACACAAGCTGAGTTTTTGGGTGTGATGAAGCGAAACGAAATGCTTGCCATGTTTTTCACTCACGATGGCGGTGACACTTCTAAATGGCGATTAAAGGGCCATGCTCAAAAGAGATTTTGGGAGTGGGTTGCGTCATGGGCAGCAGTTATAACTAAGCCAAGCGATTTAGGATACGAAGATGGCGACTTTGAACTTCCACCGCTTAATATTCATGAGGAAATAATCAAAACAGATAGGCCGCTTAACGGTTCATTGTTTGTAGTCGAAGCAAAAACCTTGCAGGAACAGAGAGATGCCGCAAGACAGACTTTGCCTCAACGCGTGGCTAGATGTGCCGAGATAGTAAACAGCAGTGATAAGCCTTTCCTTGTTTGGTGCAATCTTAATGCTGAATCAGAAGCCCTTAAACGAGCCATACCTGATGCAATTGAAGTTAAGGGCAGTGACAGCAACGAACATAAAGAAAAAGCCATGCTGGGATTTGTTGATGGCAAATATCGAGTGCTAGTGTCTAAGCCCTCTATTTGCGGATTCGGCATGAATTTTCAGCATTGTTCGGATATGGTATTTGTCGGGTTATCTCATTCATTCGAGCAATATTACCAGGCCGTAAGGCGTTGTTGGAGGTTTGGGCAGACTAAACCGGTTAACGCAACTATCATAACATCGGATTTAGAAGGAGCCGTTAGAGCCAACATTGAGCGCAAAGAACGTGATGCGCAGCAAATGATAAAGGAGATGGTTGAATATACCAAAGATATTACCCGGAGAAATGTTAGAGCAACCGTTAGAGAAGTAACAGAATATAACCCCACTGTCGAAATGAAAATACCGGACTGGTTAAGGAGTGAGGCTGTTTGAAAGTATTAAACCAAGTCATAACCGATAAATTCAGTATTTATCATGGTGATTGTGTTGACGTGATAAAAGGTATACCTGATAATTCAATCCACTACACGATATTCTCGCCTCCGTTTGAATCATTGTATACTTATTCAAATTCAGATCGTGATTTTGGTAATTGCGCCAGTAGTGAAGAATTTCATATACAGTTTAGCTTTTTAATTGATGAACTGTACCGAGTAACAATGCCGGGAAGGTTATTGAGTTTCCATTGCATGAACCTGCCCACCAGTAAACAGCATGATGGATATATCGGCGTTAGAGACTTTAGGGGAGAATTGATCAGGAGCTTTCAAAAGGCAGGATGGATTTATCATAGTGAAGTCTGCATATGGAAAGACCCAGTAACCGCCATGCAGCGAACTAAAGCATTGGGCTTGTTGCATAAACAGCTTGTTAAAGATAGTTGCATGAGCAGACAAGGTATTCCTGATTATTTAGTGACCATGAGAAAGCCTGGGGAGAACCCGGAGAGAGTGGAAGGGCCATTAGAGTATTATGCGGGTGAAGATGTTATTGAATTTTCTACTAACCGCACCAAGAAAAGCATTGAGATATGGCAAAGATATGCTTCTCCTGTTTGGATGGATATTAACCAAAGTGATACTTTGCAAAAGGAATCAGCAAGAGAAAACGAAGATGAACGCCATATATGCCCTTTACAGTTACCCGTTATTGAAAGAGCTTTACAATTATGGACTAATCCCGGCGATATTGTACTATCCCCTTTTATGGGCATCGGCAGCGAGGGCTACAAGGCTTTGGAAATGGGCAGGAAGTTTGTCGGCATTGAGCTAAAAGAGTCATACTATCGAGTTGCAGTATGGAACTGCAAAATGGCGGCCAATAAAGGGCAACAAATCAGCTTATTTGGGAGTGATGCTATATGACCCAAGCAATCGCCTTCTATCGAGAAGGCAGGCTCATAATCGGACAGGTTTACTCGACCTTCATGGAACGCCAAAGAGATGGCCGGTACATGGAGGTTTTATTTTGCCAAGATTCGGACGGAATCAGGCGCAGGGTGGAAAAGCGGGATGTGATGATAGTCACCGCTAAGACCGCAGCGAAACCACTTAAGAAATCAAAAAGGAGGCGTGAGCGTGACGCAAGACGGGAACGAATGCAAAGGGCAAAGGATTTATATATGCGGCCCTTTGTCGTCGGACAATGAGCGTGAACAGTGGGCTAATGTGGCTATAGCCAAACGAGTAAGCATTGAACTGATGGAAAAAGGGCATTATCCTTTTTGCCCACATTTAGCAGTACATTACAACAGCGACAGGACGTATGAGCAATGGCTTGAATATGATTTAGTTTGGTTGAAACAATGTGAAGCCATATTCTTCATTGGCGAATCGCCGGGAGCTAACAAAGAGCTTGCCAATGCCAAAGAATTAGGATTACAAGTTTTCCATGAATTAAAAGAAGTACCGGATTTGAAAGGAGCAAAAAACAATGAATAGTATTCACATAATTGGTAATTTAGTTAGACAACCCGAACTCAAATTTACGCAATCAGGTAAGCCTGTAACAAATTTTACTGTTGCGGTTCCAGACAAATACAACAAGGATAACACCAATTTTTTACCTGTGATTGTGTGGGGAAAAACCGCCGAGCTATGTGTTGAGTGGTTAGACAAAGGCAAAAAAGTAGGCATAACTGGGAGATTGACTTCCCGTAAATATGAAACGCAAGATGGGCAAAAGAGAACTGTAATTGAAATCGTGGCTGATGAAGTAGACTTTTTAACACCCAAAAGTGACACCAAACCATCCTCCCCTCCCCAACAAGATCAATGGAACAGCCTTGGAGCCGAATTAAACATGGATGATACGGACGACGCACCTTTTTAGGAGGTGTGTCTAATGTTGCGCACCACAACCATAAATAGTCCCACAAGGAATGATTTACGCTACAACTATGCTGGATTAGCCGCTGCGCTCATATCCCCAAAACAGATTACTCCTGACAAAGCATTAGCCATGGTTGGAATTGTAAAACCCATTGAACGGCCAACATTTGAAGAATACAGAAAATGGACAATAGAAGATGCTTACGCTATGCAAGATTTACGAGATAAACAAAAGCTTACATGGCCAAAGGTAGGAGAAGTTTTTGGGGTTAGCGGCGACAGTGCTTATGGGGTGGTGAGACGTTTCTTGAAAAAGAAAGAAGGTGTTTCATAGGTTGAAACGATACCTGTTATACGTTGCCCGCTGGGGTGTCCTAGCACTTCCAGGGGCGACGTTTTTAGTTTGGGTAAGCAAATATATTACAAACACATACCTGGCCATGGTGGTCTCACAAATAGCTCTAGGGGCCATTGTTTATTTTGTGGATAAAAAAATATTTGGATTAAAGGAATAATTGATATGAAAATTTTGTTTCTTGCTGGCATTTATCTTGGTGGAATGGTTTTCAGTTTGTTATTTTGCATGGGGGCAAACAGCAAAAGTGATGGGGAGGGATAAAAGTTGGCATTTTGGATAGTAGTTGGTTTGGGTGTATTAAGTATATCTATCATGCTTGCCGAGGCATGGCTGAGAGAAAGAAGGGGATAATATGCAATCGCTTATTCGAGGCGTAATTAATCCCTGTCCTTATTGTGGTAGGAACAAAGATTTGACGGTACATTATTTTTGCAATACCACTATGTTAACTGAATGGCCGGAGCTTAATGAGATAGCTCGGAAACTGTATTATGGTAATTTAACTGGAGCCCAAAGGTTAGTGATTGAATTTTATGCAAAACATCGGCCAAAGAGTCAATATGAACCAAGTGACAATGATGAAGTGGAAATTTAGGAAAATGTGATAAAGAGTAAATCTTATATCAAGAAAGGAGGTTAAAGAATGAGAAATAAGAAGCATTTAAGGCAAGGTGATGTTGGCATAGTTAAGATTGGGCCAGCCGATGTTTCTAAATTGACTAAGATAAAACCCATTAATGGCCGAAACATTCTTGCTTATGGTGAAGCTACTGGACATCATCATTCTGTTATAGCTGATAAAACAGAATTGTACTGGCTTAATGAAAATACTATGCTTTTACGAGTACTGGAAGAAGTTGAGCTTGAACACCAAGAACATGATTGGCTGAAACTGTTCCAAGGGGATTATGAAGTACACATTCAAGTTGAATATGACCCTGAAGGTGAAAGGAAGGTACAGGATTAATGAAAAAGATTAAGTATCTTACACCTGAACAGAAGGCTAAATTTCCTCAGTATGTGAAGGAATGGACTGATATTGGTCGTTGTACGATGCCCGCTGATAGACCATCTGCCGAAAAAGCTATTCGGCAAATATATCAAGTGGCTGGATTGAAACCACCTCTTAAAATAGTATGGTGTGACAGTCCTTTAAGTAGTGCTCTGACAAGAATAGTAGTTCAAGAATACTTTAAAAAATTTGAAAAAGGTAATGCAAAAAATACCGTTAAGAATAATGCCTTGGATAGTGTTGGTAACAGTGTTTGGAATAGTGTTTGGGACAGTGTTAGGAATAGTGTTTGGGATAGTGTTTGGGATAATATTCGGGATAGTGTTGGGAATAGTGTTGTAAATAATATTTGGAATAGGGTTCGAGATAGTGTTTGGGACAATGTTGGGGATAGTATTAGATATAGTGTTTACGGGCAACATGACGCTGATTGGCTTGGTTTTTTTAGATATTTTCGGGATGAGTGCGGTTTAGTTCAGGAAACAGAGAAACTAGAGGGACTATGGAATTTATGCAAAAGTGCAGGATGGGCAATACCACATCAAAATATTTGTTGGGTTTCAGAACGTCATAACATACTCCATTGGGATGAACAAAACCGTTTACATTGTATAGATGGGCCAGCTTTAGGTTATCCTGATGGCTTTGCCATTTATGCTTGGCATGGCGTAAGAGTGCCAGAAAGAATCATAATGCATCCTGAAACTATAACTCCTGATGAAATAGCAAAAGAACAAAACGCAGAGATACGGCGTGTGATGTTGGAGCAATTTGGTCGAGATAAGTTCTTACAACTACCTACTTGTCAGAAGGTTCACTCTGACGATTATGGCATTTTATATCGCAACAATTCAATACTTGATGTGAATGGTGAACCCTATTGCTTCGTAAAGGTGGTTAATTCCACTCCTAACCCTGATGGAACATATAAGGACTATATACTACGAGTAAATCCTCATTGTCAAACAGCTAGAGAAGCAGTACAATCAACATTTCCACGTATAAAAGATTTTGCTCCAGCAATTGAGAGTTAAGGAGGTGTAACAATGGGAATTTGGATAAGAAGTCAAGATGGAAAGAAACTTGTTGAAGCAAAATGTATTAGCATTAATGAAGATAATAATATAATGGCAGATTGTGGAGCAAGCGAAACGGGGTTTTATATGGGTTTATATCCCACTGAAGCAGAAGCTAAGGCAGTTTTAGATGAAATAGAAGATTTTATTCAGGATGTAACATTATCTGTTCAATCCAAAAGAAATCCTATCTATCACATGCCTTTGGCAAAGGAGGGAATGGCGCATGATAACAGGAGTTAAGGGATTCAATAACAAGCTACAATGCACTCCAGAAGGCAAAGTATTTCAATATGAGATAGGTAAAGAATACGAGGAACCGGAGGCGAATGCTTGCGAGACAGGCTTTCACTTCTGCGAGAATCCACTGGATTGCTTTTCATACTATCCGCCCGGAAAATCTCGGTACTGCGAGGTTGAGGGCGATGGCAAGATAGACAAGCGCAACGATGATAGCAAGGTCGCCTGTTCAAAGATAAAAATCGGCGCAGAGATTGGACTAAAAAGCATTATCGAAGGCGGCATTGAGTTTATATTTGATCGTACTACTTTCAGTGAAGAAAATAGCACCACCGGATACAGGAGCGGAGCACAGGCCACCGGACACAATAGCGGAGCACAGGCCACCGGCGACAGGTCAGGCGCACAGGCTACAGGGTACAGGTCAGGTGCACAGGCTACCGGTGACTGTTCAGGTGCACAGGCTACCGGGGACTGGTCAGGTGCACAGGCTACCGGGGACTGGTCAGGTGCACAGGCTACCGGGGACTGGTCAGGTGCACAGGCTACCGGGGACTGGTCAGGTGCACAGGCTACCGGTGACTGTTCAGGTGCACAGGCTACCGGGAACTGGTCAATGGCGACTACCAACGGTTTGGAATCCGCATCCCATGTTGACGGCAAAGATGCGGTTGCAATGGCTATTGGACATAAGAGCAAAGCCAAAGGCACAAAAGGCTCATGGCTGGTGCTGGCTGAATGGGAACAGGCATCTGAAGGATGGTTTATAAAGGACATGAAAGCCATAAAGGTGGACGATGAACAAATTAAGGCTGACACTTGGTATGTGTTGAAAGACGGAGAGTTTGTGGAGGTGTAGAACATTGAGCATAGACAAAACAGGGGTATTTTTCACCCTAACCTGCGATAACTGCGGGCAGGTGTTTGATGAAGAGTTTGACAGTTTTAACGAAGCGGTTGATGCCAAAGTCGATAACGGATGGAAGTCTAGGAAAAGACATGGCAACTGGGAAGATTGGTGCCCGAAATGCGCTAAAGAAAGCGAGGTTTAGCCATGGATAAAGCGAAGCTGGCCGAGATTAAACCTTATAAGCCGTGGGACTTCTGCAAAAGTGTCAATTGTTATCAGCTTGAGAAAATTAAGCATGATGAACGGTGCAAACAACATTGCCAAAATAATTGTTATGCCTATAAAATGCACCAATATCTGAAGGGCAACAACCAGATTTATGAAGAAGGCTCTGCTCTCGCCTGCGACTATGCGGCGCTTCAGGAGAAGGTTGAGCGGTTAGAGCGGATAGAGAAGACGGCTCAGGATATTTATGAAATTATATCCCTTGGGCATTGCGACTTTAGAAACGGCGTATCGGCCTTTGGCGTAGACGAGGGTGAAGAAATGTCACGGCCATATATAAAAGCTTTAGCCAAAGCCCTGGCAGAAGGAGGCGGGGAGTAAGATGATATGCCCTAATTGCATGATCATATTTGAACCACTCGAATGCTCCGAAGAAGATTTTTGCGACGAATGCTTACAGGTAATTGAATGTAACGAATGTGAGCATGCGGATTATTGTTGCGGAGACTGTGAGGCAATACATGAATGGAGCGGGAATAATGGAAATACCTAAGTGCAGAGAATGTTTATATGCTGATAAACATAATACTTGTATGCATAAGGATGGGTCACAATGCCAATTAAGTCGTAAACGTCCGTATTGGAGCCCTAAACAGAAGAATAAATTATCACCATCATTACAGAGAATTATTAAGTCTTGGGAGGTATACGCCGATGAAAAGGCCACCGATTGAGAATATCTTAATTGTGTTCAAGGACAATTATGACGGCCCTTGGGACTTAGGGTTAATTGCCAAGCTCCACACAAAAGAACTGGCGGAACATGCGCTTCTATTGGAGAAAGCCCTAGTGTCGGCGTGCACCGAAGAAGTCATAAAGATGTATTATATATGCAAAGAGTAAAGGAGTCTCATAATGACTAAAAAATTACCTCCCCATAAAACACCTATTGACTTCGGCAAATTTATCAGCGATTTATACAATTTTGTTATGGAATTTAAAGAATGGGTAATACAGGACTCGGCAAAGATGGCGGTTGAAATTTACGATTTGAAGCAACGCATAAAGGTGTTGGAGAAAAAGGCAGGTGAATCTAATGGCAAAATACCTTAATTCAGATCAGCGAGAAACATTGATATGGTTAAATGCCCTAATAACAAAGTTCAATAAGGATGCCATGCACTGGCCCGCCACCAAAAGGAAATTCCTAAATGAAGCTATACCATACCTTGAGGAGTTGATGGTGAAACTCATGGCAGGCATAGACCGCAAAGACGGTGCAGCAGTAGTCAAGCTTGCCGGTGAAGTAAATCCGGTCCTGATGAAAAATGACTGGTCGGAAACAGATCCTACTATTAAAGTTGACTTCGATCAGTTCTATACCCTAGCTGAGTGGGGTTTGGAATACTGCAAAGCATCGGCGATGTTTGGGCAGATAAATCGAATGACAAACGCAAAAGTGATAAAGGACTATATCAAAGAGAACTGGAAATGCACCGAATGCAAAGACCCCGAAAGCTGTAAGGCCCGAAAGGTCTTTCTTCATTTCCTTGTTCCCCCTTTGACCGATACGGGTAAATGCCAGTATTACAGAGGGGACGGTGATAGCCCATGACACTAACCCTTTACACAGTAATAGGATACCTGCTAATGGCCGGGATTTACGGAGCCGTAATTCTCGGTCTTATCTTTTGGGGTTATGTGATTAAATGGACTATTCAATTAGGAATAGTTGCATTTAGAGCTTTATTTCCAAGAAAGGAGTAATTAATGAACACCAATATAATAAAAGCTGGTAGATACGAAATTAAAGGACAGTCGGTTGGAGCATTGGTTGATAAAAAGAACAAACAATATGGCGATTCGTATAATCGAGCAGGGCATATATTGCAGGTGCTTTATCCCAATGGAATACAACCGCCTGAATACCGAGATATGCTTGGAATCATCCGTGTAATAGACAAGTTGTTTCGGATTGCAAATGGTAAACAAGGTGAAGAAAACCCATGGCAAGATATAGCCGGATATGGATTATTAGGAATGGAGGATTAACTAAATGAGATATGATTTACCTGATGTTGACTGGCAGACAAAAAACTGGACGATACCAGAACAAATCAAGAAAATTGGCGAAGAATACAGTGAAATTGCCGAAGCATTAGCATTAAACCAACCTGGGAAGGTTATCACTGAAACATTAGATGTTATGCAGACTTGTGATACCATGCTTTCCATGATTATGGCAAAATACGGCATACCTTCTCTAAATACTTATTTCGTAGCACATAATTCAAAATTGAAGTACAAGGGCTATCTAAAGGAGGTTGATTATGAAGAAAAACCGCTATAGCCGCCTTCTGCCTCACCATAACTTGGGTAGGGCTACGCTTACTGTAAACAATGTCGAATGGGATGTGTCGAGAATGAATTTTTTTGACATGATAATCACGCATGAACCGGAAATAAGGGCCGCTGAAAAAGTAGTTCTTAAATCATCCGAAGTAGGAACATGGCAGTATAAACATGATACTGAGAAATGGGTTAGAGAGGAGGAATAACTTGAATTATATCGGCTATAAAGAGTTAGATAAATTGCTTTACAAAATACCCCAATTACGGGCTAAAGCACAAAATCTAAGAATAGAAATTGCCAAACTACAAGATAACACAATAGACAAAGAGCTGCACGATGATATACTATATTCGCTTTATATTGGCAACCGCGAGTTTAGCGATATGCCACCTGGAAACTTCATGGATCAAGGAGACAAGCTGCTCAAAGCAATTCAAAGAAAAGATCGTATTGTAGATGAAATTTTACCCCGTGAATTAATTGATATGTATATCGTAATAGCTGATGCAACAAACAAGGTTGATGTTGCACTTACTTGTCTAAGCGATCAGGAAAAACAACTCATTGAACTAAAGCATTTTCACGGAAAAGAACTCAAAGAAATTTCTGAAATAATGCACTTTGCTCCATCGTGGTTGGGAACGATTAAAAAAACAGCCATTGAAAAAATGGTGGGTGTATTGCACATGGAAGTGGATCAATGGACATATTGCATGGAGAGGGTAAGGTGATGAGGAATCATGCAAAGAGACATAAAGTTTTTCGATGTTGAGAACTTTTTGGATATGCTCGAAGAAACCCACTGGATACGAGAGAAATACCTTGAATGGCTTAATACTGATGGTAGTGTGCCATGGGAAACATGGTTAATGGAGATTGAAATATAATTTTAGAAATTATTGCAACAGTAATTTGCTCAAATTGTTTTGGAATGGTTATATATGGGCTATATTAATGCGTTTTTTAGCAGAGATGAACATAAGCATAATAACAGCTCTATTTGTCTAATAACACGCCAAAAACCCCCGGCCTAGTGTTTAATACTAAGCCGGGGGCTAAAACGTCACCACAGGCTTATCTGTGCCCTATGCGCTTGTATTTGTAGTATCTTTCTTCCCTAAATCATAAACCCCGCAAGATAACAACCCTGCCACTATCCCGCCTACAATACCATAACCTATTGCCATGCCTCCTTGAATCGCTATTGGTATCCCTGCCAATATGCCCAAAGCAACAGCCAATGCCGGAGCGTATTTTGATGCTAACCCCAATGTTTGAGCATATTTTACCAGCCCCGTTATTATCGCAAGAATAGTGATACCACCAACACTATAAGATGCAATATCCATTTAAACGGCTCCTTTCTTTTATCCTACCACTACCGTATTGCTTTCAGCCTCCCACCGAACACTATGCCCCATAGCCATAACCACCGCAGCCACCGGCGCATAAGAACGCCCATTAATTATAACCGCAGGGATAATCTGATTACCCACCACTATCTTAACGTAAGGCGTATATCTATAAGCAGGTCCGGTATATGGAGCAATTAGCACCGTATTAGTTGAGGCATCCCATTGAGCCTGGCCACCAAGAGCTTGTGCTAAAATCGCAACCGGAGCACAAGAACGATCTTTACCATCAATAGCAATGATAAAACCTTTAAGCACCTGCCCACCTACCACAATATTCACCGCAGGATAATTCGGCTGACCCAAATCAGCAAATAACCTATCCCACGGAAACATGGGGCCGGGACAATTCGGCCTATTCACCGAATCAATACGGTAATGCCCAATAATTGTATCTGGCCCAACCGGGATACCCCATTTAGCAATTAATTGTTTATGAAGCCATAGGGTAGCTTGATACTGTTCCTCCGTCAAAGGTTCGTCAGGATAGCCTTCATGTTCGATGCCAAGAGTATAACGATTGGGATTCGTTCCATCATATAAAGGCCAAGATGGTTTAGCAACCGCCCCGGCATGATAAGCTGAATCCTCATCGGCCACCATTTGAAAGATTTCTCCAGTCCTTGTGACAAGGTAATGCGCTGAAGCCTTTGAATTGGGGTTCTGCATCCAAGATAAGGTTCCTGGCATTAATCCCGCTGTTATGTGGTTCACTATGGCAATAATTTTTTTACCATTCCTACCTTGCCATTTGTTTGGGCTTTCTGCCCATTGAATTTCCATGCCTTCTTCACCTCCTATAAAGGCCCGGCCAAGTTAGATTCTTGAGTAGATGTATTTGTCTGCACTGTGTTTGTTACTACACCCGTGTTATAGGTGCCATATCCGCTATAATACCCGCCGTACATGCCATACCCGGTATTGCCCCGGGTAAAATAAGAGCTTGCTACTTCCTGCCCGAAATAACCCCCAAGGACAACAATTATTACTGGAATAAGAGTCTTGATTAAATCTAAATCTGAAGCATCATGTTTCCACATAAACAGAAGTATGGTTACTAAAAAAGGAACGCTAAAAACTAATGCCAGCACATCTTTAAATGATATTGCCCATGGGTTATTAAACATTGAAGGCTTCAAAATAAGCACCACCTCATTTGATGAACGCAACCACAACCGCTGCAACCGCCACTATCGCCATTGCCCACCATTGGAGATTTTTCTTGGAACCTAGCTCGGTTTGAACTAATGCCCGCACCTCTCCCACTTCTTTTCTAAGCCCGTTGTAGTCGCGGATAAGTGTTTTAGTTTCACGCATTTCCACCCGAAGGTCTGCAATATCGTCTTTCATCCCTACAAACATTTCCGCAATTTCCTTCACTGAATACAATTCTTGATTTTCACCCAATGATTCCCACCCGCTTTCTTTAGAAAATAAAAAAGCCGCCTACCAGCGGAGTTGGTTGAATTGACTTATTTTGTTAAATTAGCATATACTTGTGGTGAGGTGATTGAGGAATGAATAACGGCAATGATGAACAGTTTGAGAAAAATATTTTAAAATGGGGAACCCCTCTACTTATATGGGTTTTACTAGAAACCTTAATTAAAATGCCACAAAACAAAGCCTATGAATTTCTCAATGCATATTTGTGTATTTATGCCTTCTTTGCGGTATTAGCGTTTATTGATATGATATATAAAGGATTTTTAAAAAAACGCAATACCAATAAACAAAAAGACAACCAGGCGGGTTAAATACCCGCCTTATTTATATCTATAACCCTTCTTTTGCACAATTTCCTTTTTGGCTTGCTCTTTAGCATTTGCTATATCTTCGGCCAGCAGATTCACTTTAACTTCATCGGCGGTCAGATTTTTCTTGCTATTCGGCTGAGTGGTCTTATTAATGGTCTTAGCGAAAGCCTGCATAGTCAATTCTCCTACCCGTTTTTGATATGCTTTTGTTTCGGCTTCGGTTAAATTAATCTGCGGGTGATACTTAGTCTTAGGTATAAAATTATCTACTCCCGTGGGAAAATGTGTTTTAAGCCCGGTAGATTCGTATAACCTGCGCAGTTCCGCATCTATCTTGGGGTCAATTTTTTGTTCAATAGCAATTGTGCCAGGGCTGATAAACTGCGAAAACGCCCTTAATCCCAAGTTATCAGGTCGTTTCACATCTTCTCCCCAATATGTCTGTTTGGCAGGAAGGCTTTCGCTAACAAACGGAATTTTAGCTTCAATTTTTCGTATTGCTGTTTCAGGAATATTATTTTTAACGTAAGTTTCCCGAACAACAGGATCAACCATGCCCGCAACTTGGCCTAACACAGTAGGAATATACTGAGTTAAATAATTATCTGGCAACTCAGCAAGTCCAGCAACGAATCCTTCATCATTGCCAAACAAAGTTTTAACACCTTGCAACAAAGACATATTAAACACTGTATTACCGGCAGCACTCAATGCGCTATAAGTGTTTTTAAGCACTTCGCCTAATACGCCTTGCAGTATTTTTTCTTCACCAGACTGAACAATTTTTTCCATTTTCTTGGCTTCTTGGGCATTATCTTTCAGCGCATTATAAATCTCTACTCCTATTGACAAAGGGATAGACGCTGGTTGTGCCCAATCGTAAGTGTATTTGCCCATGATGGAAAAAGGAGAATTACCCGTATTGGCATTGTAATCCCGCAAGTCCTTGTCTTTGGCGGCTTTGCCGGTCAAGATGCCGTTACTTGCCAATAAATAACCTAGTCCTACCACAGCCGTCCCCGTTAACCCTTTAGCCATTTCATCTATCGCCTGGGCCGCGGTCTTTGAATTTCTAAACATATAACTTAGCCAATTAACGAGTCCTGCCGGGCTATATTGAATACCGCGCTTAATTACATTTAACGGAGTCTTGGTAAAGGGTAATACGGCCTCAGTTATTAATGCGCCTGCATATGCTCCGATCCCTGCATCTTTACCCGGATTCTTAACCGTATTTAAGAAAGTAGCCAACTTGCTAGCATCCTTATAAGTAGCCTGCATAGCTTCAGTAAAAGCTGTATCAAATGCTTCTTGATTTAGTTTGCTAAAGTCTTTAACACCTTTGGCTTGGGCATAATTAGCGAGTCTATCAACATAAGCATTTTTAAAGAACGGAGCATCACCTAAGTCTAGCAATTTGTAGGTAAACTGCCTTGCTGATTCAAGAGCATTGTTTCTAAATATCCGCTTGTTGGGCATGTTTAGTTTAATATTTTCGGCATACTTGCTCATACCACTCTGCTCTGAAATTTCTTTCTTGTTGTCCTCAAAATATTTATTAGCCGCTTCTTTGTATTCAGGTTTAACCCACAATGATTGAGTTCGTTTCTCCGCAGGCAAAGCAACATTTTGAATGATCGCAGATATTTCCTTGGAAATCTTTCTCATGCCATACATCAACACATTACCCATAACATTACGCACCTGAGTTTTAGGGTTAAGAAGCATTGATATGTGCCGCCAAGCATTTAACTTTTCCATCTTGGTTGCGGGCAATTCATTAGCTATGCGTTCTTGAATAGCCGTAAACACATCCTCATAAGCCTGCTGATTACCCCGCTCAATCTTGCTTATCATGTCTAATTCATCAGGGGTTAAGTCAATGTTTTTCCACTCCTTGCCATAAATCTCCGCACCTTCTTTGTTTAACTTGTTCAAATGCTTAGTCATAGAAAGCAATAAGGTTTCAGGGTCAGCATCCCGCAACAGTCTAGCAGCCTGAGTATATTGACCGGCATAAGTTAAATTTTTAGCGGTTTCCGAAATAATTTCTCTAGCTGTGTCCATGTTGCCATTCTCTACAGCTTGACGAGCAAGCATCTTGGCAAGCGGTACGGATTCAGGTTTCTTCTGAGACGCTAATTCGCTTAATTGTGAACGGGCGGATTCAAAACCTTGGTCGAAAACCGATTGAGCTTTAGCGGTTGTGTCTGCTCCATGAATTTGTTCATAAGTTAGCGGATTTTCAGTAAAGCTATCCCTAAGCGCATCTGGATTATTTAAGTCTGTCCTGGTGTTTTTAGAAAACCCCCTCTCCCTTAATCCTTCAGGTATATTAGGCATCGCCCCTTTGCCTAAAGTCCTTGCCGGATCTGTTGTTGTGGTGACTACGTTTGCCGTTTCTCCAGACTGAGCAACAAGTTCAGGGTTAGCACCCTTCCCTAATCCCTGGTTTGCAACGGGAACAGCCCCTTTACCAAGCAATGATGTTGTTTCGTCAAACGCAACAGGATATTCCTTGCCGCCAAACTTCACAATAGTTGAGCCGGCATTATTTAATTCTTTTGCCTTAAACCAAAGATAGGGTAAATGCTCGCTAATTCCTTCCCCATATTCTTTTATCATCTGAGCCGCCCACTCAGATTGTTTAAGAGTACCCTTAGCCATTTTGTCCGCACCAAACTTAATGGCACCAATTGCTTCATCAACCGATTTAGTTATATCCGGGGCGGCTTCGCCCTTTTCCCCCATCTTGTAGCGAATGTCAGGATTGTTCGGGTCCCATGTGCCGCGGTTGTAGACGGATTTTATTTGTTCAGGGAAGAAGGCGATATATTCTGTAGTATTGCCATCTTTGGTAATAATTCCATCATATCCATCTCTAATCAAGGCATCGCGTATCTCACGGAAGGCAGTATTTGTGCTACCACCTCTAATGCCTTTATAGTTTGTATATTCACCTATATAGGGATTATTGATGGAAAGATACGCTTGTATTTGCCTTTTGCCCATATCCGCCCATTCGGTGGGACTATCTGAAAAGAATATCCCAGGAATATCTTGACTCTGTCGGGCTTTAGATACGTCAAATGCGTTAAAATCAGCGGCGGTATTATGATAAACCACCAGCGGCCTACCCTGTTCGTCTACTACCTTGCTTTCCCCGAACCACTCTCTAAACTCCGGTGTGTCAGTTGAGGTTACCCGTTCGGCCTTCGCCGCAAACTCTGTCGGGGCCTGCACTTTCCCCGCCTTCACATCGGCCAGATAAGCCCCGTATTCGTCAGCCAAACGGTTGCGCATAACCTCAACGTCCTTCAGATAGGGGAGGATAGTCATGTCGTCGCCTATGGCCTTGCGGAACCGGGCAATGAGGCTGTCCAGGGCATCCAGGACAGGTTTCAGCAGTTCGGGGGATTTCTGCCGTACCCTGGCCCAGAAGGAGCCATCCATCATGCACTCGGCGGTAGCGTCAGCGGTAAGCTCCCGAGGGAGTTCTGCCCCTCTGTAACCCTGCCGCATATAATGCTTTTTCAAGCCTTCAACATCGTTCACATGCTCTAATACGATGGTTTCAAGTCTGGAATATACCTCCGGCGCATTGGCCTGCAAATCATGGGTTAGCTCATGGCTGGCTACATAGAGCATGGGCTGATCTGATTTAGCATTGAGCCAAATATGCTCCCCGTCACTTGCCCCATGAATCCCTTCCCGGCCTTTGAAGGGTATAACCTCCTTGCCGGAGAGAGTCTTGGACAGTTCGTTGGCTGCTACAAATTCTGGGTTCTCAAACGCCTCTGGCGCGTGTTCCACTTTTCCTTGTTTGAAGGGGCCGATATTTTTTTGAATACTTTTGTTAAGCTGATCAATTTCAAGGGGCTGTTTTTCTCCCCGTTTAAACCTCACATCCTCATACTGCCCATAATCCATCTTATCGATCATACGTTGACGGGCCGCTTCTTCAATCTCATTCAGCCTGCCCAAGTCACGGTTAAGGCCGTAAGGTTCCACTTTTGTCTGTTCTGCTTTCATTTCGCTGACAAGAGACTGCAACTCCGGTTCATTTTCAGCGGCGATATTTCTAATACTTTGCTGCAACCCATGCCATTCCTCCGGTAATTTCTGCCCCCGACTCAATTCAGATAAGATAGACAAAAATTCCTCATCAGCAGGCGCACCGGTTTCCGGGTTACCTTCAATAAGATTTTTTATCGCTATATCTCGATATTCGCCTTCTCTTGGAGCGCGCCCATGCTTTTCCCAAAACTTCTGATACCATTGTGGGTTTTGTGAGGCCCGGATACCCTTTTCAGGGATTATCACCACGCCGCCCAATTCATTCTTAAGTGCCACCACTTCATTATTTATCAGTTCATTGTACCTGTTCTGAATCTTGGCAAGGTAAGCAGGATCACCAATGTCAGAGCGAGGGAAACTTTCCTCTAAAGCATTTTGTCTGGTTACACCTTTACCTAGAGAGTAATTACGCCCAGGAATCAAAGAAGGTGGGCCTGAACCTTTAATCAACGTGTTTCCATTGGTATCTACTGAAAAATCATATTTAGGCTCGTATATGTCCCAATTCACAACTTCACCCGGCCTAGGTAAAGCCGTAAGATTACCGCCCTGCGCTTCTACAAGATTTTTCCCTCTTGCCACATGAAGCTGGTCAAGTATCTCTTGGGTGTTGGGAATAGGATATGTGTCTGGCATTTTACTTTTATCAACAGTTCTTTTAATTGTTTCTCTTACGGGTTCAGGTGCGTTCCATTTCTTTCGCATTTGCTGCAAAAGCACATCAGAGGTTTCCATACCAGCAGGTTTAAACGGTAATTGAATATTGTCAAGTGGAGAAACCCCTTGCTCTTTAACCACTGAATCCAAATGTTCTTCGCCAGGGAACTCCCAATTAAGGTCATTTTCAGCTTCGTTTAATAATGTTTCGTTTGCCACGTTGTCAGTTGCCTTGGTTGCGCCTTTGCCTAATTTACTCTTAATGCTTTTGGCTATAACAGGAACACCCTTTGCAACAACTTCACCACCAAGGAATGAGGCAAACCATTCCCAAAATGGAGTGCGTTCTGCTTCAGGTTTTGGCCCCTCCATCATCAGCCAAGTATTAACCGCATCGGGGGTAATCTTAGTTGCAATATTAGCACCTTTACCGAGTATCGTTTCCCCGCCAAGGGCTTTTTGAGCAACCGCCGCCGCTTCATCGGTTAAAGCCCCGATACTCGTTGCTTTACTTAACAATCCTTTGCCTGTGCTTACAGCGGTAGGTAATTTTGTTATGCCTCCACTAATAATCAGAGAAGGAATAAATTCTGCAAGCCCACCCACTATGTTTTCGGCGGTACTCCCAGTTAAACCCATAGCTTGTTCGGTGGGCTTAGTGGTATCTTTCCATATTTGTTGATATTCCTTGTAACGAGGGAAAGCACCTTGGTTAAGACTATATTTATAATCAGGATGCAACGAAGTCATAATCGCATCATAGGGCGACATTACCAAGTCTGCACCTGCTGCTCCTATATCGGTTGCACCTTTTAATAAACTTAATCCTGCTCGGCCCGCTAAATGACCTGCTGTGTCTACAACATCTTCATACCATGGCGTATTATCTACTGCTGGTATCAAAGACTGTTCCGCCCGCACCTGTTCGACTTCCGGGGCAATAGCTTCATCATAGGCATGGAGTCCAGCAGGAGTTTTCATAAATTCTTCGTATTCACGTTGCCGTTTAGCTTCTCTTTCAGCCTGTTCCTGAAAATACTTATCCCTGTCTTTAAGTTTTTCTCCAGCGGGGGCATTAAAATCCCATATTAATGCCATTATACCCCCCCCTTATTCTTGTTTTTCGGGACTTAAATTAATAGGATTATTCAAACCAACAGACCAATAAACTTGATTAGCAATTTCTTGATATTCTGAGGAGGTTAAATCTAATTGCGGTAAATCTCGGTTTAACAACTCTATAGCATAGGCGGCAGCACCTTCTGCTGCACCTTGAGGTGCTAATATTTTCGACAATTCTTTGGCTTTATTTCGAGCCTCATTTATTGCACTTGATTTAACAGCATTAAATATCTGTTTGTGAGAATTTGCTGTGCCGCCGCCGCTACTACCACCACTACTACCACTACCACTCGCAGCCAATTTCGCAAGTGTTAGTTCGTTCTCGAAAGCCTGCTGCGCCAGAGCGTCGGCATACTTCTGCTCATTAAACTGCCGCTCATACGTTGGGGTTCCAGCCATAGTCATATACTTGGCCGTTAGACTACCGTCAGGCCCGCCGCTCACACCCCAATACTGCTTTCTAATAGCTTCTGCCTGCTGGTGAATGGCATCCTTGGTTGCCTGGTCGGTTGCGGCGTTCCATTGCGCGCCCAACATATTCAGCTTGTACGACGGATCGTCAAGGCTGGTAGTCGGGGTCAGACCCATAGATGCTAGCTGTGTGTTCAGATTAGCCAGTTCCTTCTCCCGCTGTTGTTGCTTATTGAGGTAGTCAAACTTCAAAATCTCAACCATGTTCTGCCAATCAGCGAGCTTGGCATTATAAGCGTTCAGGGCATCCTGCGCTTTAGCGTCCTGCTCCTGATTCCATATCTGCCTTGACTTAATCCCCGGAGTCCATGTCCAGCCATATTCACTTCCCGGCCCCGAACGAGGCGAATCATCAAACTCCTGTCTGACATAAGGCGTATATTCGGGGCGGGAAGGGATAAGGGATGCAAGACTTTCATAGTCAGATTTTGCTACGGCAGGTGTTAGGGTAAGAGAAGAAGTGCTATTGGCACCTCCTGTCAGACTGTTTTTTGCTGCTATCTGTTGAGCAAATGATTTAACATCAACTGCCACTTATACCCCACCTCCCTGGTAATAATTCATCCATGTTTGAAATTCCGATCTTTCCTGTGGAGTCATAGCGTTTATTTGTGCCATTTCTTCAGGGCTTAAATTGCTAAGACCATAGTATGCAGATATAACCTGTGCCGGAGTTATGCCACCAGACAATGGAGTTAAAGTGTAGCCGCCAGGGGCTAATCTGTTATATTCTTCGGGCATTGGTTGTCCCAATGATTTATAGTAATCTTTGTTATTTTGTAAAGCCTGCGCCGCCACCGCAGCCTGTATTGGAGCACCATATCTGTCAATATAATTTAATATGTTTTGTGCGTATTGCTGTGTTTTAGAGCTTACGGGCTGCTGTTGCCCTTGATAATTGACAAGCTGCCCCCTTGCCGCTTGGCCGGTATAGTTCAAAGGATTGGCATTGTCATATCTGAATACTTCGCCTATGCTCTTGCCTATTTCATTGCGATTAGTACTGTCGGTGACTATCTGATTTCCCGCCCCCCACATGGCACTCCATGCATTTTGCCAATCAGGTTTTGAAAAATCTATGGCTACCGGGTTTCCAAGATAATCTCTTACAACTGCTTCGTGGTTCAACAAATCTTCCTTCGTAGGAATAAGGCTGTTAATCATTGACTGCGCCACGCTATTTGTTGACTTGCTGGCACTTCCACCAGCAGTGCTGGGCGTTAATGAAGAAGTATATACGCCACCGGTTCCACTAACACCGCCATTAGCATGACCGGTTGAAATTCCACCGGAATCATTAAAATAGGAGTAATCACCGCCTCCGGTTGCAGCAGTAGCCGCCGCATAAGCATCGGCATATGAAGCACCATTGTTTAAAGCATCAGCGAAGGCTTCTGCATAGCCCGAAAGTCCAGACGTATCTATAGCCATGTCTCACGACACCCCCTTATTAATATCCACGCAGCATTTCATACAAACGCGCCCATTGCGAAGAAGATAGTTGTTGCTCCCCGTTTGCCGTCGTTTGCCTTAAATTGCCACTACCATAAGTACCACTACTACCACCAAAAAGATTATTAATTGTTGAAGTAACGCTACTCGGTAATGTAAATTGGTCTGTACCCTCCGCATAGGCCGCCATAATGGCCGCCGCCAATTGGTTCTTGAACTGTTGAGCGGCCAGTGTTTCCTGCCCATTATATGTCCCCGTCAGATTGGCCTCCTGAAGTGCTTTTTGCAGTGCTAGTTGTTGAGCAGCCAATGTCTGCTGCCCGTTATAATTTCCGGTTAATTGAGCCTCATTGTATTGGTTGCTTTGATATTGACTTAGAAGATTAGATAGTTGGTTTATAGCATTATTCTTTTGGGTTTGTATTAAATTTTGTTCATTCAATCCAAGATTGGCCGCATTAAGAGCATTAGTTTGAGCCTGACTTACCATATCCCCATAAGCACTAGCAATAGCATTATTGCGATTCTGTTCATTTGTTTCAAGGGCATCCCAGTTGGCACCACTTCTTCCCAACCCCATATTTGACATATAATCTTTGCTTTTGTTAGCACTAGCATTATATTGAGTATTCAATACGTTTTTAGTTGCCTGCCAAGTTGGTTCCATACTTTGCAAATAATTTGAAGTCAAACGAGTTAAGCCATCTGCGTTTTGATACTGCGGAGTATAGATAGAACCGTTGCGTATTAAATCATATATATCTCCATATGTAGGAACGGTAGAGTTATTAGTGGACATTAAACATCACCTTCCTTCCCAATAAAAAAAGAGCCTCTCGGCTCCTGGTTGTTGTTGCGCATAATTAGTCTACTGTATAGGATAGAACCTATTCAAAAAATCTGTTTCTGATAAAACTTGATAATTTATGCCTAATCCTGTTAAATACGTTATGTCTGCTGCCGTTAAATCTCTTGTTCTTGACGAATCCACTCCGTAATATACTCCATTATCCACTATTGTCGGAAATGCAAACACCCTTTTTAGCCAATTATATTTGTTTGATATTACGGTTTCTGTGTATAGTCCATAATCATAGGTAGTAGTTTTGAAATTCGATATATCTAATGGCGTATCAACAGAGATTGGTTTCATATTATAATTATCGCTATTAACAACGGCTAATACTTCCCACAATGAAAGCAGAACACCATTATTGTCGGTAAACACAAAATTGTTATCAAGGTCGTACAGAACCCATTTATTTAAATCACTTCGCCAAACTTCAAGTAATACATGCCCATCGTCAAAACCAGTAATATTATCAAGAGCATATAACGAAATTTTTCGCGTTGGGACAGAAGTAGTTAATATATTCTGTGCTAGGCCAACCAATTTACCACATGTAACATAGATTTTTCTTGTTTTTGCTGAGTCTTTTAGTGAATCATAGGTTAATGAACTGTCAGAATTGCCATGCGTAGATATCCACGACAAAGATGATAACAATTTATGAATATTATTTTGATATACAATACATTGTCTATTAACTCCATTTACTTCTGCAAACCTATATAATCCTTCCGCCGTCATATCATATGTTGTGTTGTTATAACTGTAAATGCCAGGTTGAACAATTAGCGCATCAGGCAGTGCACTGGTCAAAAAAGGATTAATTCCCTGTATAATATCGTCAGTAATATACCAGGAAAACTTTGTTATTGTCTCCCCTTTCGCAATAGACATGTTTAGCAATAGAAGCAATATTAAACTTGTTATGCCTATAAATATTTTTCTTATCATCGTTGACCCCTCCGCGTTTTTTTTATTCAGGATAAATTTCGCCTATTTCATACTGATTTTGGGATATTCCTATTTTACCTTCTTCCCCTATTTCAGCGCTTTCATCTTTGTTCCAAATCTTTACTGTATCATATTCTATGACGTTTTCAATTTTCGTAGCGATTATCTTAGTATTTTTGTTGTATATATACCCGTTCATATATTCACCTCTTATGTTATCAGCCCGTTAGGATCGACAATTAAGCCACCTGTAACCCTGAACTTTTGGGTTGTTCCTGAAATGTGACCAGCGCCAGATGTGGCAGATATAAAAATTTTGCCACCATTATTTACTGTATATGCCACTGAATTACCACTTCCCGTTGCCTCCTCCGTCACAATCTCGCCTAAGCCTCCAGCTATTAATGCATTAGTACAATTTGATATATCAGTTCCGTTTTTTAATCGCATTTTAACGCATTTGGAAATTGATATACCATTTTTACTTGTTATACCACCTGGCCACGTGCTTCCATTAATATTAAATTTACCATATATCGAGACATTGCTATCTGCATATAAGCTGTAAAACACAGTCCCGAAGGCAGCAGATGGTTGAATTTTAAAAACTCCTGAACCTTCATCAAAACGAACTAAACAACCGGTAAAATTTGATATAGCAATAGCAATCATACTACCTATATCTGCTTCACCAGTTAATACTACATCTCCCCCATCAGCTTTAAATGAAATTGGGCTAAGGCCGACAAGGTTTTTCAGCAGAATTCCTTCAGCATATGTTCCGGCCTTGATGTAAATATTCGCAGGCTGGAGAATAATTAACTGTGACAGGGTGTCAGTGGCCTTCTTGATGGTTTTGAAGGCATGAGCATAATCAGATCCATCATTATTATCATCGCCAGTAGCAGTATCCACATAGAGATTTATAGCCGCTGAATTGGCTATATTATGAACATTTGATTGCGGCGCAGTTTCGGCCAAATGCGCATCAGATGCCCCTTTTATAGCCTCCAATAACGCTTGCACCGTATTCCCGGTTAAGCCGGATATTGATGTCGCTCCTATTTGATCAGCCCCGCTAGAACCATCAGCCGTTGAAGATAGAGCGGGGAGCAATGTGTCATTGATATAGGTTTTTATGTCGTTGCCATGAGAATTTAATGCACTTTTAATTTCTGCTGCTGTCTTGTTGGGTTTATCTGCCCAAGTTGTAAAATCAGTTGTAAACGGCCCCATTTCATTTAATGCCAATAGTTTTCACCCCCTTAAACTCGTTCGCCTAATCGATAAGTCAATTCTTGGGCTAATATAACAAGTCCCTCGTTATAAGAGTCGTTCTGTATTTTCCATTGTAAGTATTCAGCACTATAACCCACTATCTCTGGTTGTGTTGAAGGAAATGGCATAGCCCCAAAAGTCCATGCGTTAAAATCAATTTTACCAAAATCAAATAGATTGGCAGATTGAACTATTACCACTACTTCTTCTTTTCCATCATCTGTTATAAACGTCAGTTTATTAGTACCCATCACTTGTCGCCCAAAGGTTATAAACAGCTCTTCAAAGTCTTTCGTGTATGTTCTTGTCCCACAAAAAACCATCGGAGAAGTCCAATAAAAATCAAGTGCCACCCCATCCTCGTTTGCGGCAACATCAGCATCTAAGCCCGAATTGTCCTTATATATTAAACCATTAGTATCATGTCCAATATATAAATGCCCTTCATAATCAAGAAAACAATTAGCGTCAGCAGGAACACCATTGTACGGATACCAACAAAATTTTCCTTGTGAAAAATCACTTTGCCTTAAATCTAAAATCCAACACCTATCGCCAACTTTTAGCCAATACTTGTCGTCATAAATAAAAGCCTTGGCATTAGCCAATTGGTTCTCTGTGTAATCCAATAAACCCGTCAAAGTTAAATTCACCGATGTATTTATATCTCGACTAACAATTGCCACATTAAGTTGATTCCGAACCAAAGAGGGAGCAAGATAAGCCACGCCTGCCGGTGAACCTTCATTTGTTCTTGCCAAAAACAAAAGTCCGTTATTTACAGACTTTATAGTATCCTTAGACATGCACCCATATTCATCATTTAATGGATATATGGGCCAAATAATATTGCCATTGCTGTCTTGATCTATAGTGGTAAACGTCAGGCTGCGTTCTTTAAGGTTTATAAGATAATCTATCATCTTGCCAAAACCAACAATATCCTCTGCATCTGAAGTTATAATTTCAAAAGCGTTAATTGGCCAATATGTTGGATCATCTGTCCCTGAATGATACCTGACATTAAGTCTGCAAGCAAACACCCTGTTATCGTTCTTGCCACCATAAACAACAAATTGAGTGCATTTAGTTATCGCCGTTGCATCTGTCAATCCAGATTTTGTGCCCGTTATTACCACGTTATCGGTTCCCGCCCCCGGCGGTGAATTAAATGTAACGGTTGTATAATCAATGCCGCCAGACGGAAAAGTGTATTCAGAAGAAGATACAAGCACACCGTCTTTATATACCACCACCGAATCAGCGGCATAACTCAATTTGTATGCTGTATCGCTTTCAGTACCATTAAAGCTATCTTTCCATGAAGAAGATAGAAAATTTAATCTCTCATTAGCCGCTCCTGCTCCCGCCGGAGTCCTTCCTGTACTTACTGTGGGTATATATCCCACAACATTTGCTATCGGGTTTGTTCCATCGTAATAACAATAATCAGTTCCATTATAGATATAAACTTTATCATTCATTGTGAAGAAATAGGTGTCAGTATCCGTCAATGTGCTTTTACTTCCAGTGCATAAGTCAGTTTTCATTCCCGTTGAAGTGTCGAAAGAATAAATCTTGCCCCCCCATGCAACCAGAAAAACACTCGTTGCGGCATCTATTTTTTGATACTCATACATACCACGAATTGGAGTAAGCCCCCATGATTCCATGTCGGCCACCCTGTTAAAACCATACCGATGTGACGGAACCCCTTCACGATAGCACATATTAAGCATATCTGGGCTTTGATCATCCCTGATCTGATCTGCCTGCAACCGAGTATTCATACCCCCGTTATTACCGTTTGGAAATACATAACTCAATATTCTTGGTGCAGAAGGGGTTTTCATAAATGCAGGGTTATATTTAGTCATACCTTATCACCACCCCGTTAGCGGAACCTGAGATTGAATATATACCCCATCAGAAGCAGTTAAATTGGATTTCTTTGCTTCATACAAATTATTCAACAAAACACTGGTTGCAGGGTCATTCTTGGCCGTTATAAGCGATGCAACACCCAATGCCATTATATACGCCCCATCATCGTTTACATCAACCGTTTGGGCATCATCAACAGCATCCACCCCAGTAATAGTGATATATGTTGGTTTGCGCCAATAGTTTAAGATATATTCGCCTTCAACATAACGATTAAGGCTCAGTTTTTTGTCAGTCATATCCAAGATGTATGTCTTGTCCTCAACCTCTTGCCTCGAATCTTTACGAACCACTAAATTGTTCATCTTTAAAAAGTCGGAAGGCAAATCGTATAAAAAACGTGGCCGATGTTGTTGAACCGCCGCATTACTAGGAAATGTGTATGGATACAAGATATAATTTTGGAACGAATAAATATAATCACCCGAGAAATTAAGTCTAATTGTATTTGTTGCAGAACTAGCACTTATAAGCCCTTTATGCTCCGTCATTTCTACCTCTGTGTTTGCTATTGTAATGGTTTCAAGGTTCACCCATGCACCATCGACATTTTCATCTATAGTGACGGTTGCCGGGCCGGTTGCCTCAAAGAAATAAGCCTTAGCCCCTTGCAGGCTTATCGCAAAATCTGTCCCCGGTAAATGCTGCTTAATCGAACTTGTATCATAGGCCAGAGAATTACAGACCGGCTTTTGAACATAAGTTTGCTTTGCAGGAATTTTCCCAGTTGTGCTTGCTAAATCCATTAATTCAGCGTTTATAAAATCCTGAATCTTTAACCGTATATCTGCCGTTTTAGATGCCGTTAGCTCCGTACCACGGGCAGAATATTTATTAAGAACCTTAAGAACTATTCTGCGAAATTCAAGATACGTCATTGGGGATCAGCACCCCCTTCTTATAAATCAAAATACATAATAGAATACGTTGTACCAGTTGCATTAGAAATTATTGATAAATTGGTTGAAACCGTAAATTTTATTTGCAATAAAGTACCAGCAGGAATTAAAAATCCATTAGATGAGGTTGCAGTTGTCGTCGGGTTAATATATAGCGGTTGCGCGCCGGTATTGGCTATCATAAAAGGTCTGCCATTTACTGCTACATTAGCAGCGGTTCCGGCTATACTACCAACCACAACATCTGTGGCTTTAAAAGTATTACTTTGTCTCATTAATCCACCTTCTTTCTAACCTCTTTTATCGCATTGTCTTACATGAGCAAGCAGGTTTCCCCGATTACCATGTATAAATTCACCACAAAATTTACACCTTAAACTGTCTTTCACGCCAGAGGGCATTTCCTGCCCCGTAGAGCCTTTTTCTTCTGTTGTTTGAACAATTATATTACCTTGCTTCTTTTCGCTTTGCACAGAAGGAATAAGAAACAAGGGTTTCTTTAATGAAACAGGAAAACCTAGATTAAAATTCCCCATTTACAGCTACACCCCCAAAACATATTCCACATCTTGCAAAGCATTATTACGATTATTGATAATAGTCATTATAAAATCCCCCTTAAAATAAAGAAGGGGCTGTTAAGCCCCTTTGATAATTAATTAAGATACGGTTGCGCTAAAAGGAGTCGCCTCGGTTCCAGTTGCAGAACCCGTTATCCGCACATACCATGTGTCAGCGGCAATGTCAATCAGCTCAATTAGCGTTCCCTTATAGCCCCCAGTAGTGCTACCATTAAAGGTGATAGTATCACTATCAGCGGCAGTTTCAAACAATGATGCGCTGGCATCAGTATCGTTGGCAATAACGGCCACACCCGTCATAACATCGTCACCTGTTACTTTAATAGTTGCTGAACTTGTAAAGGTTGTGCCGATTATGAGAGTGAACTTTACGCCACTTCCAGTAGCAGCAGGAAGGGTTGTAGCAATACCCGCCGCTCGATTAAGCGTGATAATCTTGCCATCGTGACTTTCTTCAGTTAAAGCAAGAGTTGAGGCAGTTACATTAACAATTCTGGCCGAAACATCAGCCACACGATTAATTTCATCGGCGGTTGCCGCTACAACAGTACCGTTTATTTTAAAATTCTTAGCGTCAATACCATCATGATGTGTATATCCCATATTTTAATTCCACCTTTCAGGCAGGGCATTAAAACCCCAGAAATTATTTGCATTAGAAATGTTTTGTTAAAGTAAAATGTTTTTGCAAAAGGAGCAGATTTATAGCGTTCCCAATTTTATCACGCTATAATACTTTCTGCCCCTTTGCAAACAAACTCAATGCTAATTGTTTATGTTAAATATGATATTAAGCCGGTATGCTGAAAACGAAAGGATGCCAGGAAAACGCACCCATTACAAACCACATCAATGACCCCACCGTCCATGTTTGGGTAGGCTCGTCTTTCCACGATATTAATTCGTATTCGTCGCCCGATTCTAAACGATTGATTAGTTTAAGGCTGTCTTTGGCGGCTTGACTGTCACAAACACACCAGGGCTGACCGGTTTTCCCTGCCTGTCTGCGGAATTGATCCCAAACCAAAACCTGAATGTTGCCATCATATACGTTTGCGTTATTATCGCCAGTGTCAGACTTACCGGTAGAACCAACTACCTCTAAAGCCTTTTTACGAAGGGCGGTAGGAACAATCAAAAGATTGGGATTCATTCCTGCTCTTTTGCCGTTCTCATCGCAAACATCAAATAATGTCTGACAAGCAATTTCAAGGTTTTCTTCGGTCAATTCAAGAGCCAAGAGGTTATCCTGAGTAGAACTATAATTTGCCGAAGTCTGAGCATTCGATGCAATTGGAAGGCCGTTTGCAGTAATATTCCACAAAAGATGAACGCCATTAACAGTATAACCATTCGTCTGGTCAGCATAAGTAAAGATGCCGCCAGCACATTCCTTACGGGTACGAGCCGCATTACGAGCAAAGATGCCATGTTCGGTTTTAAGATTTATCAGCTTGGCATTAGACAGTAAAAATCTATCATACTTCATGCCAGCCTGCCAAACTAACGGAGTCCATACCTTTGTGTTTCCTTCTTTAATTTCACTATAGGTGAACTCACCATTCCATTCTCTAAAGTCAATGGTGCCCACCATCTCGCTGATAGCTTCACTAGGATTATCAGACTGCACCTGATCAAACAGCAAAGGTATGCCCGCATCATTGGAGTTTTGAGCATATTTATCCTGCCAATATTCAAGTATGGGGTTTTCATATAAACCAACCAACTTGTTAAAGTTTCCGCTAGACTGTACCATTACACTCATTTATTTCACCTTCTCCCTTTTTCAATTAACTGGCGACAACGAAGTTCTTTACGGCGATACACTTCACTTTAGCGTTAGTAGTGTCTTTATCCAAAATAACTAGATGCCCACCAGACACATCAGCGGCATCAACATTAGCACCATCGGCATCACCCAAAGACGCAGACTCCAAACCCACAAGGAAAGTAGCATCGGGGGTGCCAGTGTAATCCGCTTCGATAATATCGCCAGGCTTAACCAATTCCATATGCCCGTACTGATCAGTGCCGCCAGTGGTGGCTTTATAGCAAATGGCATAAATGCGATCTGAATCAACCGCTAAGGTCCATCGGCCAGAACTCAGCTTGTATGCGGCACCAACAATAGAAGTCTCACTATTTGTCATGTAGATGTTGTCAACATATTTGGAGTGGTAATCCCCATAAATGTTGCCTATTAATTTAAGGGCCATTTCTTTTCACCTTCCTTAAATGAAATAAGCAGGGTTTTATTTACCCTGCTTTGCATATTTAGCCGCTCGTCTCCGAGCTTCTGCTTCACTATATCCCATCGCCCTCCACACTCTTAATTGTTCAGGCGATAATTCAACTTTCGCTCCAAAGTCACCCGCACCTGATCTTTCAGATTGCAGATGAGCCTTGGAGTTGACATTCTTTAAGGCTTTTCTTGCCCCACCAGATTTTGCAAACTCAATTATCTCGTCCTCATGCGTAGTCAACCAGGCCGCTTTTAAAGGAACTCCCTGCCGCATAAGATTTACAGTGGCCTCATCCAAATCTTCCAGCGCAGGAACCATTTCGCCATACTTCTTGGATAATGCCTCATGATCGGCTATTATCTGCTTGGCTATGGCGTCTCGCTGCGCTTGTTGCTTCTCCATCTGCTTTTCCTGTTGCCCCACAATTAATTGTTGCTTCAGGTTTTGAAGTTCAATATCTCGGGCAACATCTTTAGCCATCAGTTCAGCCACTTTAGGGTCATACCCCTCTTTAATGGCCTGTTGATAAATCTGTTGAGGCAATTGAGACTGCTGCTGTTTTTGAGCCGCTTCTTTCGCCTGTCTCTCTCGATCCATAGCTGCCCAGTATTGAGCCTCTGTAAATATACCGTGAGACTGTCCGAACCGCTTGGCATATTCGGCATCTCTTTGCCTTTGAACTTCATCACGAATTTGCTGTGCCTTGCGTTCAGCGGCTTCTTTTTCTTTTCGCATCCTAGCGAAAGCAGCATTGGCCTCATCGGATTGCTGTTTTACTGCACTTGGTATCTCACCATCATCACTGCTCTGCTCGACGACATCAGAATCATTGACACTACCCAAGCTATCGCTTTCAGTGGTATCAATGCCGCTTACGTCTGCGGTTGATGTGCTCGTACCAATATTACTACCGCCAACGTCACCGCCACTATTACCTTCATTACCGGCTTCGTCAGCGAACATCTGCAAGTCCACCGGAAAAGCCGTGACCTTTTCCCGACCGTCATTTACCGGCATTTCATTCATGTTTTAAAACCTCCAAATTTTTTAATTTTGATTGACAACTACTTACCGGCATTTAAACCGGGTTTGGACCGCAAATCGCCACCCTTCACAATTTTGGTTGCGCTGGCTTCGGTCTTACCGGATTTTCCGTAAGTGAAGCTAGAAGTACAGGGCATGGGAGTACTTAGGTTCTTGCTTGCCATTGGCTTTCACCTCTCTTTCATGTAATGTCCGTGGCGAACCCGGCCTTGCGCCATAGGTAATCACCCCAAAACGGGCATAAAAAATCACCCAACAATGGGCGAAAACAAAACCCTATCTTAAGGGCATGAAATAAGCAGAAAACAAAAATAAGGGGAAAGCACAAAGAAAACAGGCATTAAAGCCTGTTTACGTTGTACTTCCCCCTGTGGTAATTCCTACTAGGAGTTAGTAATCTTCCCTTAAATGTTCAAGTTTTTGTCCTTCTGATTTTAATAATCGCTTAATTTCGGCATCCTGAATAAACACTTCAACGGTGCCCCACCCTCTGTCCTTAACCTCTCTAATCGCCTTTATTATTTCAATCTCCTGTTTAGACAGCCTGTTTTGAATCTCGTACAGGCACAATCAACACCCCTCCTTATTTAACCTTTTTTAACGCAGGATTTTTCTTTTTCGCTGAAGCAGATGCCTTCCGTGTTGAAGCCGCCAATATTGCATCTGCCGCTTCTTGACTTACCCCCTCCGCTTTAGCAATCTTTTTGCTTACCGCATTGAACCCTGGATGTTTCTTCTTTAACTTAGCCATTACAAAACACCTCCTTATAATCCCACATCAATTAACCCTAACCGACGTTAGCCATCTATTTCCCGCCCTTCTTATCGGCCTGCATCTTACCAACCTCAATAGACATGCTTGTAGTAGTTCCGTTTTCATCAGACCGTTCACCCTTGCTTATGATTTTACCAGTTACAACGAGATTAACAGATTTACCAACCTTGCCATCTCTTAACTCTGCTGGTATCTGCCCATCATCAAGATAAATAATAGGCTTATATAGAGGATGATTGACACCCTGAACATTAGATTTACCCGGCGTTTTCTTGGTCTTAGCCACTGGTTGTTTTGCTTTACCCGACTTGTTGTTGGGTTTGCCCGCCATTTTGTTCACCTCCTAATACCTGCTGCAACATTGCAATAGCCTTCTGTGGATCAGTCTGAAATAGTCGTAAAAAAACCTCCCTTTGTTGGGGAGGTAGTTGTTTTATAATTTCTTCCGGGTTTATTTGTTGTTGGCTCTGTGGTGGACCTACTCCTTGAGTGATGCCCGGTTGCTGATTTTGTTGTGCCTTCTGCATTTGCTGTTGTCGCATTAGCATCTGTTGCTGTTGTTCGGCCATTTGCTTTTGCCGATTTACTTCTCCTTCAAGTTCCGCAACGGCTGAATCAATATGCGGCATCCCAAGTTTTTGCAAGATTTTTAAATAGGCAACATTACCTGGCGTAGCCTCAAAAGCCCGCTGTGATGCCAGCTGCACAACAGCATTAAGAACTTCAGTCTTGTTTTGCATAAACCCATTTTCACAAGATATATTTATGTCCCAATTCGGATAGACGATATTCCCGCTATCATCCCGAAGCATAGCTAACCGGCTGAAAGTACCATATTCAGGCTTATTCTTTTCACCAGCCAACCTAAATGGCCTATCATCATCGCAGAAGGCCATGGCGAAGTCGGCCACAATACGATAGAGTTTCTTGTAAGCAATAGCCTTGTATGCACTGGCAATACTGGCCTTGAAATTGGCCTGAGAAACATATAGCTGCGCCTGTCTGCCGCTTTTCACGCCTGCGTCATGGATACCCATAGCAGCATTTGTCGCCCCTGTAATAAGCTGTATTTTACCCCATAACCATTCTACCCAACTAACACCATCAATATTAGTATTAATGTCAATCTCTCTGACGTTGCCCATAACCTTAACAACCTCAGAGCCGGGGTCCATGATTTTCTTAGCATCCTCATCATTATCAGTAACAATCTTCTTCCTGCCCCGAAGAAATGATTCCTCTTGAATATAAACAGCTTTCAAAGCCGCTTCGTATAAATCCTTAATATCGTCTATCATTGAGGTTCCCCAACAAGACAAATCTTTAGGCAGGTATGGTTGATAGACAATATCCCAAGATGTTGGTATGTAATAGTCTACTTTAACTCCTATAAGGTTTCCAAACTCATCACGCACCAATAATTCAGGGTCAGTCACAATCTGACTCAGAGGCTTGTAAATTGGTTCTCCCATTTCATCTTGGCCGGACCTAATCATGGTTTCAGGTTCAAGGATTTCGTGATCTATAGGTTCACCTTTTTCATTTCTATGCCAATAGAATTTTTCAATGTGATCAAGGAGTAAATCTCCAGACCACCAGAATTTGCATATATCACCATCCTCATCTCGGTATGTGGTTTCAATAATAGTCCACCGCTTTAACCCAGTATCTTTATTGGTGCTGTAAGTGGTTGTGTTATCCACCACAACCTTGCTAGCACCATCGTTAAGTTCATCATACTCTGAATAAAAAACGGCCTTATCCTCTAAATCTTCTTTAGTAATTTTAGGCCACCGGCGTAAAGCATATTTCTCGGTTTGATTAACGATATGATGATAATGCTCTAAATCATTGTCCCAGTTTAAAGCCCCGGCATTTGGTATAACGTGTATCGGATGAGGATCACTTATTTCAATATCACCCACATAGGAACCAAATTTAACTTGATTATTCCAATGAACCTTATAGAAACCACCCCCAAACTTCTTAACCCTGCGCTCGTTTGCAAGATTGATTTCTTCAAGGTTGGCTGACTTACAAACATAGTCAACATATTTATTCATCAAATTAACCGCATATTCATCATCTAATGCCCTAGCGGTTAAATCAGGTTGTGGCACAGATAAATCTATTAAGGCTTCTATGGGAGTACGGACAAAGTTTATCACCGTCCTAACATCCCGGTTTTGGTTGTAACCCTCATCTTTGAGATTGCCGAACCTGCGTTTGCCTTGATAATATTCCTCATAGGCATCAAAACTCGAATCTATGGCACTTTTGGCCCGCCTGTCTATCTCAAACTGCTGTTTCCAATTATCCAAGAAGTTCTGCTGCTCCTGTTCATCCTGCTTTTTCTTTTTTCTGTCTGCCAACCGTTCTCTCACCACCTTTGCCGAACGCTTTATATTATCGAATAGGCCCAAGGTTCACCACCTGCCTTTTGTTTTGCGAAAGTTATTTATAAAACGGCCCCGCCAACCCTTCGGTTATTCCGAATGATTGCGGGGCATAGTCACATAGGTTGTACTATTGGAACTGTTCCGTCTCTCATTGGGCATCACCACCCATCAATCTTCCTCCCAAACCCTGCGCCTACATTGAGCACAATCAATAATATCATGGATAAGACTCGGTTCATCATCACCGGGATTATCGTACTGTAAGATAACATCATACTCTAATTTTTCGCTACCGCAATACGGGCATTTACCCAATTCCGGTTCGTATTCTGTGAACTACCCCCACCTATAGAGGTGGTGGCTTCGTGGTCAATGCCCCCATCGGAGCAAGATTACCCACGCTCAAAGGGCTGTTCCTTCCCCAGCTTTACCAATTACATGGCTAATTTTAGCAGGTTCTTTGATGCGTTTACATCTCTATCATGTATAGCACCACAATTTGGACATTCCCACACTCTTAATGCTAAATCTTTTACATCAGAATTTTTATATCCACATTCACTACATATTTGACTTGATGCAAAGTTTTTTGGTGCTATTATTATTTCTCTACCATACCATTTAGCTTTGTACTCTAACATTTGCCTGAATTCGTACCATGATACTTCTGATATTGATTTTGCTAAATGATGATTCTTCAACATATTCTTTACTTTCAAATCCTCTAAAACTATCACTTGGTTTTCGTGTATAATTTTAGAGGACAATTTGTGTAAAAAATCTTTCCTTTGATTTGCTATTTTCTCATGTAGTTTCGCAAGGTGCAACCTTGTTTTTTCGTAGTTCTTACTATGCTTTTGCTTTCTCGATAAATCCCTCTGGACTTTCTTT